GTGCTTTGCCCTTGACAGGGAACCAGTCGGGCAGTTTGTACTCAAGCCCGTTGCCCTCTTTGGGAAACAGGATGCCGAAGTCCTCGACAAGCATGGTAGGCATATGACGTTCGATCACTGGCACACCCAGTTCTTCCGCCACCTCATGGACGATGGTTGTCTTACCACCACCGGGGCTACCCTCGATACACAAGGTGCGCCGAATTGGAAAGGTGGAACGGATAGTGTCCTTCAGTAGTGAGGCTCGCATTATTTAACTCCTTTGTACAGTTTATGGTCAATGCCGTAGGTGACGAAGTATTCGTCGTTTCTTTGTGTCAACTTACTGCGGTAAACCCTAGCCGATTGCTTGTCCCCAAAGTAACGGGGTTGTCTAGTTTCCTCGTCACGGACAAGTTGTCCACGGCTATCTCGCAGTGCAAACAGTCGCTTCATGGTATTTCCTCTCACTTGGTTAGTTGGGGTATAAACACACATTCGTAGGCATGACGCACCCCATTAGCGTCAATGTAGGTTTCCCCACACCCTGCGAACCATTCGATCAGTAGCACCGCTACAAGGGCGGCAAACGCCACCGTTGCAACGGCTTGTAGGGCAATGCTGAGTAGGCGCATCATCGGAATAACCACCCACCGAGTGCGCCGAGTATTGCCCCGATGATGATGTAAAGTATCAGTCTGTTCATGTTGTCCTCTTTGGGTTTAGTTGCTTGAGTTGGGTAGGGTCAGTGATTAACTCATACCCTTGCTTGTTGTTGCATGCCACCGTGAACTTGCGTTGCTTGGCTAGATGCTCACCACACCGCATACACGTTGGTCTTGGCATGTATCGGCGTTGTGGTTCTACCCTCACGGCATAGCAGTTGGTACAGATGGGAAGGTGGTAATCCTCCATGTCATATCCCCAGTGATGTCAGTACTCGGTCATTGATGTAAGCCAATGCACCGTTACGGGTTAAGAACTCCAAGGCATCTTCACCTTGGAACTTTACAACGTACTTGCCGTTGATTTGTTTGAGTGTCCACTTCATTGTGATCTCCTATGAACATGTTGAGAAAAGGGCAGAGGGTTACTCTGCCCTGATGGTTTAGAACAACTTGGCTTTCGGTGCATTGGTTGTCGTACCGTCTGCCATGAGTTCCAATCCGTCCAGTGTGTCGCACTTGATGTACAGTGCTCCACCTGCTTGTGGTGGTGCTACTACCTTGAAGGTGCTGTTCTTTACGCTACCCTTGACACTCTGTACCTCAAAGGCAGAGAACGTACCGTTCTCGTTGACCTTCTTGGCTACCACGGTAATGGTAAAAGTAACGGGCTTGATGGACTTCTTCACTGTTGCTTGCATAATTAACTCCTGAAGTTGGTTAAGTTTACATTACATCCTTGACACCACAGCGGTATCGCTGGGGTCAGGGTCAGATTGCCAGCCCGACCGAAAAACGCAAACACAGGCTGGGCGCGGGTTTCCGAGGAAGTGAGCGGTCACTCACGAGGGTCGGCTGAGTTGTGTAATTTTACAAGGTCAGCCAATAATCTAACTCCGCGTGTACCAGAGACAAGGTAAGCAGTCAAATACAAAACTTAGATTGTTAGGAATTCTTAATGAATTCAAGGACTTACAAGGGAATAATCTACGTGAGGCAAATAATCTAGTCAAGTTAGGGTATCTACACACTGCAATATGTAGCCGCACTCTTTAACTTTACAGTGAAAATCATCCATGAAAGGGTATATACATAAATTGTTTAGATTATTTAGATTATTTAGATTGTTTACACACTCTGATGGCTGAAACCCGCATGAATACTGGGTTCTAGCGTGTCAAGTTTAACCTTACAATGATCTAAAAATGCACATGTCAAGTTAGATTATTGCCTCATGCCCTTAGATTGTGGTGATATAGCGCCCAAAAGTTCCGTGGCTGCACCCCCCGGCGTATGGTTTATATATAATACTATACAATGTAAAGTTTACAGGCAATAAAAAACCCGGCTTTCGCCGGGCTGGTGGTTCAGAACAGTGCCATTGCGACCCACAGTAGTACGTAAAGTATTGGTGCAATGATGATTGCTGCTATCTCAGGGTGCTTCTCGCAGAACTTTTCCATGTCTTTCTCCTGTAAAGCAGGGGATTTCTCCCCTGCTGTGGTTTACTTCATCTGAATCCTGACGTTCTCGGGTGGGATTCCGTCACTAATCAACTCTTGCTGGAACTGTACAGCGTAGCGATCACGCTTGAACCAGCGAAAGAAGATCGAATCTCCGTCTATCCACTTGACCACGAACTGGTTGGACTCTTGCTTGCGCTTCTTGCGCTCGCCTTTTACATATGCACTCATGGTATTCTCCTTCATCGTGCGGTTAGAAAGGGAGCCGGATTGCTCCGGCTCCTACTGCTTAGAACAACTTGCGCTTCGCGGTCGTTGCCTTCGTCTCATCGCCTGACACGAAGGTTAGACCTTCGAGTTCGGTGGCTTTGATGTAGATTGCTCCGCCTGCCATTGGAGGGACTGAGGTTTTGAACTCGTTCCCCTTGATGGGCTGCTTGACAACCTTTGCCGTAATGCCCGAGAGCGTGCCGTTCTCGTTGATACGGGTTGCTGTGATTTCAACCGTCACAGTAACGGGGGCAATCGACCGCTTAGCGGTTGGAGTGCGCTCACTCATGGTTTTCTCCTAACAAGGTTAAAGAACACCAGACTTGCGTCTGGATCGGTGCGTTGTGCATCGACAGTTCCAGATTGCCAGACTTGACGGAAATGTCAAATACGCCTGATTTCAAGGCGTTTGTCGGTGCTGGTCGGTCGCTTGGCTGGTGCTTGTTGGTGGCTGGCAGGGGGGCGTACATGGATTGCCGTTCGCATGCCCCCCCTCTATATTCCAAACCTCATAAAGCAAGACCCAAAAAAAGGAACGTGTAAAGTTAGCACTTCCCGATAACCTCGCTAATTTTGGTATAGACTGTTTCACATGAAACATGTTGACAGTTGCGTATCGCTCACACTATAGTCAGGTCATGGATACCCTACCACTACACCACACTAAATGGTCAGATAGGTTGGCGTTCGACATTGCTCTCACCTTGGAGGGCAGTGGGGAGACTTTGCAAGAAGTCATGGCCCGCCACAAAATCTCGGCTAACGACATCATCTTCTTCAATGCCGACCCGGTATTTCTGAAGAAGGTTGAGCACTACCGTGATGAAGTCCGTGAGAAGGGCATCACGTTCAAACTCAAGGCCCGGGCCCAAGCGGAAGAACTCCTGACAACTTCTTGGATGTTGATCCACGATCCAGCCGTATCCCCCGCAGTCAAAGCCGATCTGATTAAGTCCACCGTAAAGTGGGGTGGTCTGGAGCCAAAGACCGATGCCGTTGTGGAGGGTGGAGGCGGCGGAGTCCGCATTACCATCAACCTCGGGCCCAACCCGCAGGACGCCCGTACAATCGAAGCAGATACCACAGAGGTGACGGATGTCGCTGCCATTGAGTCTGGACAGTAAGTTTGCGCAAACCTTCGATGGGATGAGAGCCGCACGGTTTGTCAGTGCGAGCGAAGCACATAATATGGAGTCCGCCCTGCGGGAGTGCGGGGTGTCATACAGAACAAAAATCGTGAAGCACAAACGCCGGGGCCGCGAGTTCTGGGTAATGCTCGTGGAGGTGCAGCATGCTGAACATTAACTATACACCGCCGCCAACCGGTAAGCGGTTCATGGAGTCAGACGCCAAGATGCGTGTACTGATGGGCCCGGTCGGTTCGGGCAAGTCGGTTACCTGCTCCTTTGAGGTAGTGCGCAGGGCCAGTATGCAGAACCCCAACGCGCAAGGTATACGTAAGACGCGGGCTGCTATAGTCCGTGAAACGGCGCGGCAGTTGCAGGATACAACCATCAAGACGTTTCTGGATTGGTTCCCGCCGGGGCAGTGCGGCGACTACATGCGCACGACCAAGACTTACTTTTTTAAGGTGGGGGATGTAGAGTGCGAGATTATGTTCCGTGCACTGGACGATGCGGACGACGTTGCCAACCTGAACTCGTTGGAGTTGACGTTCGCGTGGTTCAACGAGTGCCGGGACATCCATCCCGACATTGTGGATGCGATGTCCAAACGTATCGGTCGTTTTCCGTCCGCGAAAGATGGTGGGCCAACGTGGCACGGTATGTGGGGAGATACTAACCCCCCGACGATGGATACTTGGTGGTATTACCAGATGGAAGGATTAGACCCGAAAGATGGCGTATCTCCGAACAATAATGGGTGGGCGGTATATAAACAACCGTCAGGACGCTCGGCCTTCGCAGAGAACGTCGAGAACCTCCCCGACGGCTACTACGACACACAAGGCCGCTCGGAAGAATACGTCCGAGTTTACATCGACGGCGAGTATGGACTATCCTCGGCTGGTATGCCGGTGTACAAGTATTTCAGGCCGGACTACCATATGGCTAGAGAGAAA